ACAAATTGGAAAGGGTATCAAAACATAACAAGTGATGCTCGTGGATTTAATTTATCTAACACTGACGCAACTGGTGTTATATTCTCTGCATCGGAGCCTCTTACACAGATTGATTTAACTTCACTTGTAGTTGGCGACTTGTGGATAGATACAAGCGATTTAGAAAACTATCCAATGCTTTATCGTTATCAGGTTGTTAGCGGCGAAAATCGATTTGTCCTAATTGACAAAACAGATCAAACAACAGAAAATGGTATACTATTTGCTGATGCTCGCTTTATGGGAGACGCAACTTCTGATGTAGTTACAGGAACTATACCAACTACAGCATCATTACTAGCAAGCAATTATCTTGATATTGATGCTCCGGATCCTACATTGTTTCCAAGAGGTATGCTACTGTTTAACACCCGTCGTAGTTCATACAATGTAAAAGAATTCCGTAAGAACCACTTTAGCAGAACAAACTTTAGTGACACTACACTTTATCCAACCCTTCCAACAGAAAAAGATGCGTGGGTATCAGTAAGTGGCAACAAAAACGACGGTAGTCCTTTCATGGGACGCAAGGCTGTTCGTAAAATTGTTGTTGGAGGATTGAAAGCAGCTATTGATAACAGTGAAGCACTTAGAGAAGATGCACGTGACTTTAACATTATTGCAGCACCTGGATATCCAGAGTTAATTTCTAACATGGTATCACTTAATAACGATAGACGCAGTACAGCGTTTGTTATAGGAGATACAAGTCTTAGACTTGCAGCTACTAGTACTGCAATCCAAAACTGGGCAAGCAATACTGCTGCAGACACTGGAAACAGTGAGGACGGGCTAGTTACTTCTGATCCATACTTAGGAGTGTTTTATCCACCAGCACAGACAACTGATCTTAGTGGAAACACTATTATTGTTCCAGCAAGTCACATGATGCTTAGAACTATTGCTAGAAGTGACGACCAGAGCTTCCAATGGTTTGCTCCAGCAGGAACGAGACGTGGACTAATTGATAATGTCAGTGCAATTGGCTTCCTTAACGCCGCAACTGGTGAATTTGTAGTAGACAACGTCAGAGAATCACTACGTGATACACTTTACAGTAATAGGATTAACCCAATTACATTCTTTAATGGCGTTGGATTAATGAACTACGGTAACAAGACTCGCGCAGCTGTTACTAGTTCATTAGATAGAATTAACGTATCACGGTTAACAAACTATTTACGTTCTCAATTACAGGCAACTGCACTTGGATTTGTATTTGAACCAAATGACAAGATTACCCGTGATGAACTTAAAGAACAAGTTGAACAAATTATGAATGACTTGGTTGCAAAGCGTGGAATTTTTGACTACTTGGTAGTTTGTGATGACACTAATAACACTCCTACACGTATTGACAGAAATGAGCTTTACGTAGACGTTGCTATTGAACCTACAAAGGCTGCGGAATTTATCTTTATTCCAATCCGCCTCAAGAACACAGGTGAAATTGCTTCAGGTAATATAGCTGCAGCAGGTGCCGTTTAAAGTACTATAAACAACGAAATTAATGGGGGGTATGCAAATTACTCCCCATTTTTTGTGGACCAGATTAGATAAATAATATTAATAGATAATATAGGAGACACGACATATGTCCGTTTCATCATTAACAAAATTCACTGTACCATTAGATAGTGATCAATCTGCCACTTCACAGGGCCTATTAATGCCCAAGCTAAAGTATCGCTTTCGTGCGTTATTTGAAAATCTTGGCGTGTCTACTCCCCGTACAGAATTAACTAAGCAAGTTATGGATATTACCCGTCCAAACTTAACATTCGAAGAGATCGAAATTCCAGTTTATAACAGCCGTGCATATATTGCTGGTAAACATTCATGGGATCCAATTACAGTTACCTTCCGTGACGACGTCAACGGTAGCGTTAGCAGACTACTTGGAGAGCAAGTACAGAAGCAGTTCGATATTATGGAACAAGCTAGTGCAAGTTCTGGTATTGACTATAAGTTTATTACCCGCATGGAAGTACTAGACGGCGGCAACGGTGCTAGTGTAGCAAACGTTCTTGAAACCTGGGAATTATATGGTTGTTTCTTAACTAACGTTAACTACAATGACCTAAACTACGCAGAAGCAACTCCTGTAACTATTACAGCAAGCATTAGATATGATAATGCTATCCAAAGCCCGATTGGCGATGGTGTAGGTGCTACTGTAGCAAGAGCTCTTGGCCAAACAGTTACTGGTTAATAACTTTTACTTTACATTTTTAAAGACCCTCTGAATCTTTCAGGGGGTTTTTTTTGTAAAGTATACACATAATCTGATAGCATAAATAGTTGTAATAAGGAGATATCTGTGGCTAATGCTAACACTATTCTAACTGCCCTTGCAAAAGGCGACCAGATTAAAGATTTTCAACATGCGTCACGGTTGTTTATTGATAACAACTACGAGCTACAGCCACGCTTTAGTAACCTCTTTCATGTAGTTTTTAACCTTACGCCTCAAGCAGCTAGACTTTTTAATAATGTTGAAAAGTTAGAAATTAATATGTTGGTCAAGACTATTGATCTCCCTACATTTAATATTGACACTCAAACACATAATCAGTATAACAGACAGGTACACAGTCAACACAAGTTAAACTATAATCCTGTCACAGTAACATTTCATGACGATCAGAAAGATTTAATTAGAAGTTTCCTGCATACGTATGCTAATTTTTTCTATAACGACAGTAAGTATTCCCTGGGAAGCGGCAATTATGACACTAATGATAGATATGGTGGATATAGAGGCAACGATTATGGATTGAGCGACGGAAATCAACGATTCTTTAAAGATATTAGAGTGTACACTATGTTGCAAAAAAGATTTGCAGAGTATACTCTTGTGAACCCCTTGCTTACTGCCTTTGGGCATGACAGTCATAGTTATGCAAACACTAGTGTAATGCAACATAATATGACAATTCAATATGAGACTGTGAAGTATGCAACAGGATTTGTAAACAATATTAATCCTAAAGGATTTAGTGACATACATTACGATAAGGTTCCAAGTCCGCTTGGCGTCTTTGGCGGCGGCGTAACTAATAGTATATTTTTCCAAGGTGGACTTGTTGATGCGGCAAATTCTGTGGCAACTGATCTGTTTAACGGAAATATCCTGGGTGCTATAATTAAAGGCGGGGTTGTCTTTAACAACACTAAAGACGTTGATCTCGGAAGAGTATTAGAAAAAGACTTAGAACGAGTTGTCGGAAGTGTTTTGCGCGGCAAAAATCCATTATCTGATATTATATTGCCTAACCTATTTGAGACATCAATACCGGGTTCGCCTACATCACCATCGGGTTCTCCGGTAGATCGAACCTTTCCGCAATCTGCTAGCAGTATTCCTAATACAATAAGTAGCAATGGTAATAATATTCTTTCAACAGCCTTTAACGGGGTTACAGATTTTGTATCGGATGTATTTAACTTAGGAAACGCAACTACTATCCCGAATGGATCATTTTCACCTGGCAGCGGAAAAAATTTAAGTGCCTTTGAGAGAGTTACTCCGAACTTTCAAGGATCTAGAAAGCAAAAATTAACAGAAGTACAGGATAGAATTAGTATACTTGAAACCCAACTTAAATCAGACTCAGAAAATAGTATTATTATAGGTGAAATAAATCAATTAAAAACTCGACTCCAATTAGAATTTAAAAAGATATCAACATGACAACACAGAATACCGCATTACCATTAACAAACCCCCAGGACAATCTTGATCAACGAATTAGTGAATTTTTTACCACACAATTCTCTCCTATTGGAAAATTTACCGACAATGAATATGAACTGGTTAAGAGTTTTTGTGTTACCCGTACCAGTAATGAAGAAGCGGCTGCTAGCCTAACAGCAGGAATTTTAAATGCTGTAAATGAGCTACAACTTTATGCCGCTGACGTTATAGATAAGTTTGAGAACAGCGATACAAAAGTTACAATCCCACTGCTTCTTAATGCTAGTAGAAAAGGCACAAGCCTATTAGGATTTGTTAACGACAAAACTCCTCCCCCAACGGTACAGCAACAGGTAAAAACTTAAACCATGGCTAGTAAGTGGGCAAACGGACTCTACGAAGTAGCTAACCGTGACAAGTATGCTGGAAATAAACCGCCACGTTATAGAAGTAGTTGGGAACATGCGTTTATGCGGTTTGCTGACAATCATCCAAGTGTAATACAATGGGCTAGTGAGAGTATTCAGATACCTTATAGAAATCCGCTAACAGGAAAACACAGTATATATGTTCCTGACTTTGTAATAATTTATCAAGGCAAAGACGGCAAACGTCGCGGAGAGCTTATTGAGATAAAACCAAAGAGCCAAACATCATTAACAGAGAAAACAAGTCAACGAGATAGACTTTCGATAGCAATTAATCATGCTAAGTGGGAATCTGCGGCAAAATGGTGCAAACACAAAGGGTTGCATTTTAGAATAGTTAACGAGGCAGATATTTTCCACCAAGGTAAAAAGCGTAGATAAGTACTTGTATGACAAAAAAATTAGAAAATCTCTTTGATTTAGCAGATCACGATACTCCAGAGATAACTGTTGAAGAAAATCTTAGTATCACTAACGGAGATACTAGTGTTCCTAAAAAACAAAAACTGCCTGAGATACAACATACATTAGCCGCAGTAGACAAGATTGATGCAGCTCTTCCAACGATACGTGACTTAGAAACTAGTGATAATGAACTAGATGACATTGCATCAACTGCTAGAAAAACGTTTGACGATCTCATGGACCTGGGAATGAACGTAGAAGCTAGATTTAGTGGTGAGATTTTTAATAACGCTAGTCGCATGCTGGATACTGCTCTAACAGCAAAAACCAATAAGATTAACAAGAAACTAAAGATGGTAGAGCTACAATTAAAGAAAGCAACCCATGATTTTAAGACTAAAGAAGACGATCCAAACACAATAGCAGCAGACGGACAGGGTGTTATAATGGATCGTACTGCTCTTCTTAACGAAATTCTAGGTAAGAAAGTATAAATATAATACAGGATGATTACATAAAATGAAAAGTTTA